TACAACAACTACACTATCTACTTTAGGAATAATTAAAAATCCTATTTCATTTTGAGCCATTAGCCTTACTTCCAATAAATCAGCATCTCCATTTATAGGCTCACAATCACAAATATTATTAGTAGTATCTACTGATTTAACAGTACATAATACAGAATATAAAACATCATCTGTTTTAACCAACTGCCTTATTGCATCTTTTATACTACTATTATCTGCCATTAACTACTCTGCTTTATTCCTAATTCAATATCTTGTTTATAACCTTCTGTTGTATTAAATGTTCGTGTTACACTTACAACTTCATACAAACCATTCTTTTCAGGAAATTTATCGCTAATCAATTTAGCTGTATCCCCATGCCTAATATAAGGCTCTCCAAATGTTTTAAATGAACCCCTAAATCCTTCATATTTCCATTCAGTCAATTTCAAATTAGCAAACTCTCTTAAAGCACCTTCTGTTGCATTTTGAGTGTAGAATGTTTTTAAAGCCCCATCATCATCTCCAACCTCTACATCTATTTTACTATTGTCTTTTGAGTTTAATGATACTGCTTTAACCTTTAATCTCATATTTTCACTACGTTGATATTCTAAAGAACTATCATCGATTATATTTTCTTCAAACTTATATTCAATAGTTTTAGTATCACTTGCATCACTCGCTAATCCTACATTTAAAACACCATCAACAAAGTAGCTATAAAACCCATAATCACTTTTTAACACATCTAACACCTTTGCTACACTTGAATTTGTAATCCTAAAGCTACCTAACTCCACGTCTAATAAGGTCTTAAACTGCACTACATTACCTATAATATCAGTCAATAACTGTTTTAAACTTACTGTTGTTTTGCTGTATTTATCAATAATAGTAGTTTTTAATAGATACATATTATCTTCACACTCCAACACAATAGGCGTTTTAGGGCTTACTTTTGTAATATATCCAGTAAACACCGTTCTTAAATCAGGGAAATAGCCTAATTCAATTTTAACACTATCCCCTCGTTTAAATATACTATCTACACCAACAGCTATTGGCTTACCTTCAAAATTCAACTTTCTCGGAATAGTTATTTTTGCTGTATCTGTTAAATTCTCGTAACTTGTTTCAATAGTTACCTCATTAACAAAATCAAAAACAATTTCCTTTCCTGTTGTTTTACTTGTAAATGTTATTTTACTGTATAGCCTTAACATTAGATAAATCTTGGACTTGTTGTTGTTCTTCCTGCTACCTCATTCTGCGTTTGTGCCTTAATCTCAAAAGGCGTTTCACTCAAACAACTTAATTCAAAATATTGAACATTTCGCATACCCTCACTTTGATTAAGCGTATAATCTTTTACTATCAACTCATTTATTCCCAATCTATTCAAATATGTAGATGCTACCTTTAAAGATACAGGAGCATCTAAAAACTGTTTTAACTGCTTAACCTCTTGTTCAGGATAGTAATCTTGAGCATCAATAGTTATAACACCTTTAATATTTACCACATAATCCCCATCACTAATATACTCTTTAATCGTTCCATTTCTACCTTGTATTGGTGTCATTACTATATTCTTACTTTGACTTACATCACATAATGCCACACCCAAATTCATAGCAGCAACAGATATTTGTTTCTTATCTAATGATTCATATTTCAAATCCATTAAAGTAACAATATCAAATACAGGCAATCCGAAAGCACTATTTGCCACACCATCTCTGCCCTCTTCTCTTGCTAACTCTTGTAATGTAAGAATATTAGTATTGCCAGAAAGATTAAATAATTTAGGCTTTACTAAACCAAGTCCAAAGCCTTTTAATATTAATTGTGCCTGACCTTTAGGATTTAACCCTTCATTTAAAGTGAACTCTGCCATTATCTTGTAATCATATTTAAGTCATTAACACTTTCTAATAACGCTTGTGTAACCATCTCCTTCATCTTGGTAACACTTTCTGTTACATTATTAGCCTTTATTTCAAGTGTTTCAACTAATTTCTCAATATTAATATTTAAGTTTTGTGGTCTTGCTCCGCTAACTTCACTACCACTTCCTAAAGACCCTTTTTTATTAGAACTTTCCAATCCAGCAGCACCGCCACCAGCCATATCACTTATTGTACTTGCATCTGTTCCGTTTTGACCTCTAAATGATGCAATACCTCTTTGTTGCCCTTTTTTCTCGGCTAAAGCACCCATAGCATCAGCCAAAGCACTCTCTTTAATACCAATACTAATAAGTTGAACATCCCCACTCATTAATCCTTGTAACTGATGCCAAAGACCTTTTATCTTTAACCCTATTTGGTCAAACAATACTTTTATACCATCCCACATACCATAAAAGAAAGCTCTAAATCCTTCAAACGTATCCCATAAATACATAAAAGCATCTACCAATGCCATTATCCAGCCAATTATAGGGATGGACTTTAATGCTGTTTTAATACCATCAATACCACGTTTTAAGAAACCAGCAGCAATAGCACTTTTACTCATACCCATTGCCATAGCCCTTTGTGCTAATGCAAATTGAGTAGTTTGCCATGTAGCTAATTTTGTTTTAACATAATAGCTACCCCACAAAATAATAATTGATTTTATTAGTGGAAGGAACTTTTTAAATAAGTTAAATAAAACTGTTACAGATTGAACAACAAGTCCTATTGCAGGTTTTAATGAATTAAATATTTCATAAGCTAAATTCTTAAAAGCATCATACAAATTAGATAGCTTTCCACTTGTTGAATTAGCAAGATTAGCTAATGCCCCGTAATATTGTCCACCCTCTTTACCAGCCAATTTTAAAGATTCAATTATCTGCTCATAAGTTATATGCTGCCTATCAATAGTTACATTATACTTTTCCGCATAATTATCTAATAGTCCATAAATATTAATACCAGCCATACCAAACTGCTTTATATCGGCAGCCGTTGCTCCAACATTCTTTATCTGTTGAAGGTTAAAAACCATTCTATTTAATTCATCTTCTCCACCACCAGTAGCAGCAATAGCATTTGCAAGTGAATTAAAATCTTCTTTAGCCTGTTTTGCTGATATGCCTGTTGATATTAAAGCTGCATTACCTTTTAAAAGTGTATCAAACCCAAAAGGAGATGTTTCTGATTCTTTCCTTAAATCATTAAATACCCTTTTAGCTTCAGTTGAACTTTTAAGAAGTGTTTTTAATTGAATTTCAGCTCTTTCAAATTCAGAACCAATCTTCACTATTTCACTAATACCAACACCTATACCTAATGATGCTATTGTTCCTTTTAGGCTACTCATTAATCCATCCATCTTTTGCGTTTGCTTGATGGCTGCATTCATTTTACCTGTAAAAAGGTCTTGTAAGGAAAGGGTATATTTTAGGTTTTGATTGCTCATTCTTTTTTCTCTTGAAGCACTCCTGTATATTTTAATACATGAAATACCTCTGCTATTAACTTACAATACATTGTATCGGATATTTTGTCAATATCAATACGTGGATAATAAAAACGCAGGAGAGCATCGTGTTGTGCGATTTCATCCTGCGCTATTCGTTCCTTAAACTGATTTAATTTTTTTTTAAAACAGCTTCTTTCTTCTTTAACATCTCTACAACAGCACCCTCGCAACTCATTAACGCTTCATCATTTTGCGTTACAAGTGTTAAATCATCTCCACCAATATAGCAGGACTTTAAACACACTTCAACAGCTTTTAAAGGGTCGCTTCCTGTTGCTAATTTACTTACACTTGCATAAACCATTCTTGTTGGTTTACTTAAATATAATGTTGCAAATTCTGTTTCCTCATCATTTAAAGGAGCTTCAATAGTATAAACTACCTTATGCTTTTGCTTTAAATTCTGTAATTCTTCTTGTAATTGTTCTTTAGTTTTCATTTAGTTTTTTAGTTTTAGTTTATGCCCATTCGATATGAGAAATAATCAATTCGTGCTCTACTGGAATTGAAGTATCTCCTGCCGAAACCTCACGAGCATTCTTTTTGAATCGGCAATTTCTCAACTTATGAATACGAGTTACAAGTGCGCTATCAATATAAGCTACAACAATATCAAACTCTGGAATATCCATAATTAAACCATTTGGCGCAACAGCCTGTAACGCTTCTATTTCTTCCATTAACAAGGTTACAGATGCTGTTGGCTCTATTTGTCCATACCCACGAGATACAGGTCTGCGACCTGCACCGTAGATATTTGTCATATTTTGAGTTTCATCATATTTAATAGCAGTTACACCAACAATAGGTACACCCATTACATTCATTGTAATGTCGCTCCATTCGTAGCTTTTGCCATTAATTAAAGGTGTTAAATTATTCATTTGTTATAATTTTTAAATATTAAATACTAACAGCAAATCCTACATTTACTTCAATTTGTCTTGCTACTCCAACAGGTACAACCTTTACAGTTATCTCTAAAGTTGAAGTGCTTAATACATCTTGTGTAGGGTCAATAGTTACTGAATAAGCTGAAATTTCTGAATCTCTTTGCATCACATCTAATGCTCTTGCACATAATGTTTCATAGTATGCTACAACATCATCAGTCAATGTACTATCTGCATTCACAACTAATGGACTTGCTAATTGTGGCAACAAGAAACTTCTTAACCCCCTAATAGCTTTGTTTATTGTTCTGTTATTTTCAATATAAGCATAATCAGAAGTTAAAGGAATAGAAGTGTGAGAATCACTAAAATAACTTCCAGAAATACCAATGTGTTTTTTAAGGAAAATATATCCTTTTGCATCAATATTATTTCTACTTCCATCAGATACAGTTGTATAAACAGTTCCATTAGCAAATGCTAAAGTATCATATTCTTCAGAAGCCATATTGAACTTGCCAACCCATGCAATATCCTCGTTTACTTTTGCTAAAGAAACAGCACCTAAAGTTGTACCTAAACAACCAATGGACTTATTTGTAGCTAACCAAAGAGTATATCCTGTATTTGCACCATCTTGACCTAAACAAACAGATACGTTTTCTGCATCCAATAGTCTTAAATCAGACAATGTAGATAAATCACTTACTGCACTAAAATTAGCTTGGTAAATAGCTTCTAATGGTTTGTGGTTTGTATAATTAGTGTCTAATACACCTTGAATAGTAGCTAATTGAGAAGTAGCAAAGTTTGTATTTTTTTGATAGATACCAATTTGTCTAATCTTTCCTAAAGCGTAATCCTGCATTGTTGTAATTGCAGCAAATGTAGAAACACCAGCCAAAGCATAGATACCTACATACAAATTACCTTTAGGTTGAATACGGAAATATTCGCTAATATGATAATGTAAAATATCAATATCAGAGGCAACACCTAATACTGTTGAACCAGAGCCAGTTGGTTGAGTTACAGTTGCTGTATTACCACCAGTTACAGTTGCAGCGTATGGACTGCCAGAATTAGGGAATACACCTTCTCCAGCTTTTGTTGTAATTAACAAGTTGCTAGTTGAGTTGGTAGCCGAAAAACCATGATATGCAGTTCTTGCATTAATTTGTGCAGCGTATGCAGCAGCAGCAGTTGTTGTTGTAGTTTCTTCTCCAGCAACTAAAGCATAAGTATCTAAAACCGTTTCCAATCCATCAATACCTGTATATGTCACCTTTAAAGTATCTCCAATTGCAGGAGTTCCACCAATAGCTATTTTTGCAACAGCCTTTGTTTCTCCTAAGTGAGTGTTGGTAATTCCCAATGCCTCCGCATCTGATACGCTAAAAACTTGTTTAATTCTATCACTAGAAGTAAAGCCAGTCGGTAACGTAGCATCTGAATAAAATAAAAGTCCAGAAATATGATC